CCTTCATTTGCACATGGACAAACAGGTGTGCAAGGTGTAGGAAGAACAGCCAGTGGTATTAGTATGCTGATGGGTGCAGCTAGCGGTACAATTAAAAACGTTATTAAGAATGTAGACGATTATTTATTACGTCCATTAGGAGAGGGGCTGTTTAGATTTAACATGCAGTTTGACTTTGACCCTGAAATAAAAGGTGATCTCGAAGTTAAGGCACGTGGAACAGAATCTCTTATGGCTAATGAAGTACGTAGCCAAAGGCTTATGCAATTCTTGCAAGTATCATCTAACCCTGCACTTGCACCATTTGCAAAGTTTCAATATATTATTCGTGAGATTGCAAAGTCTCTTGATCTTGACCCCGAAAAAGTTACCAACAATATGAATGACGCTGCTATACAGGCTGAACTTATGAAACAATTTCAGCAAGAAAAACAAGTAGAACAAGGTGTCCCTGCAGGTGCGAACCCAATGGATACGTCAGGAGCAGGTGGTGGAAACATAGGCGTAGGTCAAGCTCCATTACCACAGGAACAAGGATTTAGTGGAAATGCAGGACAGGGAGCACCTCAACAAGCTCAAGGGGTTGGTCAGCAACCACCTCCAGTGGGATAACTTTGAAAAGTATTTAGATACTTTAATAGATCAACAACACAGACTAATGGAACAATCAGACAATGCTATTGCAATGCACAGAGCACAAGGTGCGGTATATCAGTTACGTAGACTTAAATTACTTAGAGATGAGGTACTAAAAAATGTATGAAGAACAAATGGAAATGTTTAACGAGGGTGGTTTAAAAGATGAGGGTGGCTCTATAGATTCTGAGTCTGGTAATGATGTGCCTATAGGTTCCACGAAAGAAGAGGTACGTGACGATATACCTGCTATGTTAAGCGAAGGTGAATTTGTTTTACCTGCTGATGTGGTACGTTATATTGGTCTAGAAAATTTAATGCGGTTAAGACAAGATGCTAAAATGGGACTAAAACAAATGGAAGCTATGGGGCAGATGGGCAATAGTGAAGAAGCAACTATGCCTGACGATCTACCATTTGGACCTGCTGATCTTATTATTATGTCAGATGAGCCAAAAGAAATGAATCAGGGCGGTATGGCTACAGGAATAGGTGGCTATCAGCCCTCTGTATTTCAAGGTCAAACACCAATGACTGCAGGTTTTACGCCTCCTAGTTCAGTAGCTCCACCGACTCCTACACCTGCTCCTACAGGTGGATATATACCGTCTTTTGTGTATAATGAAAGTATTCCTACTACAGTGTCTGGTGCACCAGTTACTACACCTGCACCAGTTGTTAGCACACCTGTTACCACTACACAAACAGCACCTATTGAAGATAAATTTGTTCCAACAGCGGAAGATCAATACTATGGTATACAATATATAAATGAAACTACTGGAGAAATAAGAACATTTTATTTTTATCAAGGTAATCCTGTTACACCTATTCCTGATGGTTTTGTGCCGTATAATCCACCTGCAGATAATGATGTAACTACTGGTGACGATGTAACTACTGGTGATGATGTAACTACTGGCGATGATGTAACGGTAGATACTACTATGGTTAGAGATGATCTTAGTGGTACTAAACAACGTTTAGAAGATATGGTAAGAGATCAAGGTGGCAATAGATTAAGTCAAATAAGAGAAAAATTTAATAAGGGAAATAAAGTAGAAGCAGAAAAAGATCTTGTAAGTTTATATTTACAAAATGAAAAAACAAAATCTTTAATGACAGCTTTAGGATTGCTTAATCCTGCTGCTCTTGTAGGAAGAGGCTTCACTCAGTTATATGGTAAACAATTAGAAAAATTAATGGCAGAACAAGGGATTGCAATTCCTGAAATAGACGCAGGTTTTTTTGAAAATCTAAAAGGTGCAGTATCTGGTATTACTGGAACAAGCGAAGCTCAACCAGAAGTATATAATCCTTTATATGATCCTCAAGACTCACCATTATCTACAGTATCAGGTGCTACAAATATGCTAACAAGCAATGAAGCAAGAGCGTATGACAATGCAGTTGAATCTGGTAACGCAAGAGTTGCAGAACACTATGAGATAATTAATAATAGATTAAATAAAATGTCAGACTATATGGAAGGTAAAGCAGTTAGTGGTTTATCTAAATTTGATATTGAACAAGCTCAAAAAATGTTTGATAGTAAAGGTACTAAAAAAGGTTTAGCTGAAAAAGGTTTAGATATACAAACTAAAGCAGCATTTTCTGATGATACTGTATTTGATATTGGGCCTGCTAAATCAAGAGAATCTTTTGGTCAGGTAGATATATCTTCTAGTGATCCTGCAGGATTTCCAGATATGGAGCAGATAGATTTAAGTGGAATGGGTGCAGGTGCTGCTCAACCATCAGTACAAACTGATGTAACTTTACCTGTTGCTCCTAAAACTACATCAGCAGCACAAAGAAAAGAAGAAGCAAGATTAGCCGCTAAAAGAAGGCGTAAAAAACGCAGTGGATCAATAGCTAGAGCAAAATCTATTAGTTCAGATGTAACAGGTGCAGGAGCTAAAGCTGTAAGTGCTACTCAAAAATCAGGACCGTTTGCTAAAGGTGGATTAGCAAATCGTAAATAATAACTAACCACCAATATGACTAGCTACCCATCCCCCATCCAACATGGCTACGGTGGCCCTAGTGAAAGGACAGATAATGTCAGAACAACAAATTATGGCTGAAGAAATGCAGTCACCTAAAAAAGTAGCATTTGCAAATCGTAAATATACTAATGAAGAAAGATTAAAAAAAGAAGAAGAAGAGTTAGAAGAGTTACTTGCAGAACAAAAGGGTGAAACAGAACAAGTTGAAGAACCTAAAGAAGAAGAACTAGAAAAAGAAGAACCTAAAAATGCAGAAGAACGTAGCTTTAAAAAAAGATATGGTGATCTACGTAGACATCAACAGTCAAAAGAAAAAGAGTATGAAGATCGTATCAATGCGTTACAGCAACAATTAACTGACTCTACTAAAAGCGAGATTAAGTTACCAAAATCAGATGAAGACATCGAAGCTTGGGCAAAACAATATCCCGATGTAGCAGGTATCGTAGAAACTATTGCAATTAAAAAAGCACGTGAACAGTCAGAAGGACTAGAGGCACGTGTAAAAGAAATAGATGAAATGAAAGCCACAGCTACACGAGAGAAAGCTGAAGTTGAATTATTAAAACTACATCCTGATTTTGGTGAGATTCGTGACAGTGACGATTTCCATAACTGGGCAGAAGAACAACCCAAGTGGGTACAAGAAGCTCTTTATGAAAATGATGAAGACGCAAGGTCTGCTGCACGAGCAATTGATTTGTATAAAGCAGATAAGAATATTAAACCTAAAAAGTCTGCTTCATCAAAAGATGCTGCACGTTCTGTGGGTACACGGAATGAACGCAGTAAACCTCAGTCTGATCCAATGGGAAATGCGATCAGAGAATCTGATGTACAAAAAATGTCTGCTGTACAATACGAAAAAAATTCCGATGAGATTATGGAAGCTATTCGTACAGGCAACTTTATATACGATTTATCTGGGTCAGCTAGATAAAAAGTATTGACATTATAGTTATTTATGATATAACTATATGTATGATAGTTTAACGCAGCCCCACTATGGATACCTGCGTTATCTATATCCCCAAGCAAACAACAGTGGCTTACGGACTTACCTAGTAAATCATGGCCCATAAATACAACACAAAGGCCAAGTGTTGTAAATATGCACCCTACGATGTCTAGCCTCCAATCAAGTATCTGTGTGTTTCGCATCTGTTACTGCTAACATAAGGAGAAACCATAATGGCGTTTTCATCAGCAGCAGGTCACGGCAATTTACCTAACGGCAATTTTAGCCCAGTGATCTATTCCAAACAGGTGCAACTTGCTTTCCGCAAGGCATCTGTTGTTGAAGCTATCACCAACTCTGATTATTTTGGAGAGATAGCCCAAATGGGTGATTCAGTGAAAATTATTAAAGAACCTGAGATCACCGTGAAATCATATGCACGTGGTACGACCATCACACCACAAGATTTAGACGATGAAGATTTTTCATTGACTATTGATAAAGCCAACTACTTTGCTTTTAAGGTTGACGATATTGAAGAGGCCCATAGCCACGTAAATTTCCAAAGTCTTGCAAGTGATCGTGCTGCATATAGACTATCAGACCAGTTTGACCAAGATGTACTTGGTTATCTATCTGGTTTTAAACAATCTGCAATACATGGTAATGCTAATACTGCCAACACAACTACTAACGGTAGTGTTGCTGTATCAACTGCAGGTTCTGACGAATTGCTTACCTCAATGAAGTTAGACGGTTCTGACTTTAATGCAGGTTCAAGTGGCTCATCAGTTGCATTATTGCCACGTACAGGCGGTGCAACTGCTACACCTTCAACTACAGGTGAAGCAAACCCACTACAACTTATTGCTCGTATGGCACGTAAGTTGGATCAACAAAATGTTGACTCACAAGGTAGATGGCTTGTCGTAGACCCAGTATTCATGGAAATCCTACGTGACGAAGATTCACGTCTTCAGAACGCAGATTTTGGTGAGTCAGGTGGAATACGAAACGGTCTTGTAGTTAATAACCTACACGGTTTTCAGGTACATGTATCTAACAACCTACCGACTATTGGTAAT